CTACCTTATAAGTTTTTTTATTTGGTTTTCAATTTCGTTGAGCTCGTCAGCAAACTTGAATTTGATTTCGATTCTATCGGAGTCAAAAACATACACCGCCTCAACCATTAAATTGACCAATTTATCAGACGGATCGGTATCATTCTCGTAATCTTCATACTTAAATAAATGCTGATATGCAGTGTTTGTCATTTCGTTTTGTTGTTGGCTGTCCGATAAAACGGCTGTTCGTTCCAATCTTTTTACTTTAATGCTCGCTAAAATTTCTTCTCGCTTTTTCAAGTAAATATCAACACTGATACTGCCGCGTTTATGACTGTCATATATCAATAATTTATTAGCTTCCAGCCTGTCAATTTCAATATCTATTAGATTTACCTTTTTGTTTGCCACTTCGGTTCTTTTATTGATTGACTTTTCTCCGGCGCGGCACAATTTCTTTAAGTTGATCAAATAGAGCAGACGTGTTTTAACCGCGTCTTTTACTGCATCTTCCAAAGTCTGCGCGATAAAATGTTTGCCTGAGCAGTTATAATTATCAGTAAGTCCTGATGTTGTGCAAGTAAAATAACGGTATTCCTCATTTGACCGTTTGCTCATGTAACACTTGTGCTTCATAACATGCCCGCAATAACCGCATATTACCCTGCGGAATAGAATTTTGTCAGAGTCAGGCTTTTTTCGATTTTGGAAATTAACCGTTGCTTTTTTACTATGAACGGCATCCCATATTTCTTTTGATATAATCGCCGGGTGAGCATTCTGTATTTGAATCCATTTTTCTTTAGGCAAGCTTTTAGTTTTTTTGCTTCCCACCGCTGTTTTTTCCTTTTTATTGCAAATGCATACCCCAAGATACTGCTCATTATTAATTATTTTGTAAATAGCGTAGTTTGTCCATAATGACCCTGTAATACTATTAATTTTTATGTTGCTGCCGTTTTTTTTCTTGTATTCATTTGGCGTTAATACGCTTTCTTCATTTAAAACACGAGCAATTTGAATGACTTTTTGGCCTTTAGAATACATATCAAAAATCCGTCTTATTACTTCGGCGGCAGGTTCATCAATTTCCAAACGATGCTTGTCCGCTTCACTCTTTTTGTACCCATACGGCGCGAAGGGGTTTATGTTCATACCCTTAAGAGCCTTAGCGCGTTTTGCTGATTTAACTTTTACGGAAATATCCCTGCTATAAAGCGCATTAGTTAAATTTCTGAATGCTACGTCAAAATCAGCGGTTGTACCCTTATGATTATTGCTGTCATATCGGTCTGTTACTGCGACAAAACGCACATCCAGGTACGGAAATACTAAATCAATAAGCTTGGAAACCTCAAGATAATTACGCCCAAAACGCGAAAAATCTTTAACTAGAACACAGCTTATTTCACCTTTCCGAACCGATTCAAGAAGACGTTTAACGCCGGGTCTCTCAAAATTTGTTCCGGTAAATCCGTCGTCTGAAAATTCGGTCAAAGTCATTCCGCATAGCTCAGTATCGTTAGATATAAATTTTTTGATTATGCTCCGCTGATTGGAAATACTGTTGCTTTCGTCATCTTTGTCACAATCATCTTTTGATAGCCGCAAATATATCGCCACTATTTTAATCATTCGCATCCCTCACTTTGTAGTCCTTAAGATAGTTGTTAAGCGATTCAAACTCATCACGATAACGCATTATTAATTCTATTCTGGCTTCATCATAAACTATGATTCGTTGTACCAGTGCTGTTAACATTTCCGTCGTTAACAGTTGTTCATTTTTGAATTTTTTAAATTCGGCTATCCATTTGTTTTCAATCGATAACAACTTATCTTTCCTCTGCTTTTCTCCGGTCAATTTTTCAATTTCTTTTTGTAACTGCTCATTTTGTTTATTAAACTCATCAACCATCATGTTGTAATCATCATTTGAAATAAGCCCGGATTTGCAATCATTTTTTAACGTCTTAATTAAATCTTGAATGTCTCTTTTGTTATTTTTTATTTCGTCGATTTTACTGCTTTGGACGTTTTTGCGATTTTGATATGATTTCTCTTTATTCAATTTTGTAATAATTATGCTCATATCCACCGCAAGTTTTATTTCATTGTGCAAAACAGAAAAAACAGCAGCCCGCAAGGCTGCTTCTTTAAAGGGCTTCATAGAACACGCACTTCTATCGGAATACACATAGATAGAACAAATAAATGTATATTTGGTTCTTCTCTGTGAACGATGCATATGCTTTCCGCAGTCACCACAGAAAATAATCCCCTTAAATATATTACCTTCATCTGCGATATTTGTTGCTACATTGTGATTTGTTTTGGTTGCATTGTTTGTAGAATTAGCATACGCGGATTTATTGCGTTTATTGATTTCCTGAACGACTTTAAAAGTATCATTATCAATGATTGCGGGATGCGCGTTCTCAATAATAATCCAATCTTCTTTTTTTCTTTCAATTAATCCCCCGCCTTTAAGAAAGTTGGATTTATACCTACCTTGGGGTAATACCCCTGTGTATGTACGGTTATCTAAAATACGTTTTACGGCAGATTTATACCAAAATAGTGATTCTTCATGCTTTTTTGATTTTGTTATTCCATTGAGAAAACGATACCGGCTTGGCGGAATAATTTTCATTTCGTTAAGCATATGACAAATCTTTGCCGGACCTATTCCTTGAATACGCCATTGATATATCATTTTTACAATCGGTGCTGTTTCTTCGTCTACAACGAGAAAAGTGCCTACTTTTATATAACCATATGGAGCAAAAGTTCCGCAGAAATCACCACGCTCTTGCTTAACGCTATATGCTGCCTTTATTTTTTTTGAGCAATCTCTCGCATAAATTTCATTTAATAGATTTTTTATCGGAACAATTAAACCGCTTTCATCAACGGATGCAGTAAGCGAATCATAATTATCGTTAACTGATATGAACCTTATGCCCAGCATAGGAAAAACCCGTTCCAATAAATTGCTGGTTTCATTGAAATTTCTTCCAAACCGGGAAAGATCCTTAACTACTACACAATCAACCAATCCGGCTTCAATATCCCATATCATTTTTGTAAAGCCGGGGCGGTTATAATTTGTGCCGGTATAGTTAATATCTTCGTATATTTCAAAGAGTTGAATATCCGCTTTTGTCAGTACATAGTCTTCCAATGCTGATTTTTGTACTCCAACCGTATCCGCTGATATCTTTCTATTATCCTCTACAGATAAACGAATATAAATAGCTGCCTTATAGATTCGGATAGTCGGTTGAAACTCTTCCTTTCCAATCAGTTTTTTTTTACTCGTCCGCGCCATCATCATCACCCCGCATATCTGAATGCAAATCTTTAAGGATATTTACCTTAGCTTCTAATTCGTCTTGGTAACGGAAATAAATTTGTATACGTTTTCCCGTATAGACCACAATTCGCTCGATGACGCTAACTACGGCCTGCCTGTTAAGTTCAGATAGATTTTTATGTTTTTTGATATGTTCAATCCACGGATGGTCTTCATATGGTTTATTTTTAAGAAGCAATTCCATTTCCACTTGAATCTTTCGTTTCGCTTGTTTGGCGGCAGTAATCCTTGATTCATATTGCTTGGCAAACTTCACAAGGTCTTCACTCGAAATAAGTCCTTTTTTATAATCGTCATAGAGTGAGACCTTATTATTTTTACAGAATGTGATTTCATTTTCTCGGTCATTTATCTTCTCATTCAGATTCATGTTGTTTTTAAGCAAATGAAAATTTTTTCTAGCCAACTCAAACGCTTCGGTAATATCTACAATCAATGCCGCTTGTTTGGAAATCGCATCCCTGACTACATTCTCAAAATCTTTTTCCCGTATGCCATGTGCTGAACAAACGCCTTTTTTCATGCTCGACGCACAAACATAATAGACATATTTTCCGGTTCCCGAACGTTTCATGCTGTTACCGCAGTCACCGCAATATGCGTAGCCGGAAAGTGGATAGAGCTTATCGGTTTTTGACGAAACTCTTGTATCTTGCCTTAAAAGGATTGCTGCTGTTTCAAAATCTCTTTTACTGATTATAGATTCGTGATTGTCAGGAATAATATGCCATTCGTTTTCAGGTTTAGTAATGCGTTTTTTTATTTTATAACTCGGCGTTGTCTCCTTTCCTTGAATTAAAATTCCAATATAAATGGGATTACCTAATACTTGACCAATAAATTTGGAATCCCATTTCGATTTATCATGTTTTTGAAATGGATTTGCATAATTTGTTTCTTTTCTTTTATGTTCAGCTGGCGATGGCTCACCTATTTCGTTCAACCAATTCGCTATCCAATATGCGCTGTTTCCTTCGATTTTTAATTTGAAAATTTGCCGTACCACTTGAGCCGCATGTTCGTCGATAATTAATTTGTGCTTATCGTTTGGATCACGTTTATAGCCATATGGAGCGAAGCTAGCGACAAACTGACCGCTCTTTCTTTTGTTATCCAGAACCCTGCGGATATTAATTGAAAAATCACGAAGATATTGCTCGTTTATGATATTTTTGAAAGGCAGTAGGATATAATCGGCATCAGTGCGTGGATTCAAACTGTCGTAATTGTCGGTTATAGCGATTACCCGTATGTCATGTTGAGGGAATAGAACGTCAAGCAGTTCGCCAACCTCGATAAAATTACGGCCAAGCCTTGATAAATCCTTGACAATCACGCAATTTATTTTTTTTGATTCAATGTCTTTCATCATTTCGATAAAATCCGGGCGAACCAAACTAACCCCGCTGAAACCGCTGTCTTCTCTAACGGAGATAATTTCAATATCGGGTATGGATTTTACATAACTGCGTATTAAAGCAATTTGATTTTCTATTGTATCGCTGGTATTATCATCTTTACTGGAGCGGACGTATGCCGCTGCCTTATAAATGGTATTTGAATTCATAAAACCCTCCCGTTGTTATTTCTTAACCATGCAACAAGAGGGTTTATTTGTTTTTTGAATTTGTACGTCATTATAAAAATGAACGTATTAACTCCTCTATGCAATCAGTTAATGATGATGTTGAAGTCTCACTGTGGCTGATTTTCACAACTATGCCTCCATATAGGTAGCAATAAGGATTGCCGATTTGTTCGATGTAATCGAGTGCCCTTTCAAGAAAGGGCAGGTTAGCATTCACGACTACATTACGGCTGTCTACAAGCGTTGCGGGATCAACTGTGCGGACGTCCACGTTCCGCATTGCTTCAAAATCTATTAAAGGTTTCAAAGCGCGTTACCCCCTTGATGAATCAGATACTTAAAGTTATGTGATACATAAGTTGGACTATTCCAACATATATTGTTGGATTCCGGACTATGCCTACACTTCTTTATGATTTGATTACCAATAAGGGCGCAGATAAACTTATTATTCATTTGGCTCCTCCCATGTTTCACCAAACAAAAATTTTGGTGTTTTCCTACTCGCCCTAATAACGCAAAGAATATAGGGTCTTACAAAGGAAAAGCCTTGAATCTATCCGCAAATAACGACTTTATATCCAATTATATTTATGCTGAGAAGTTGTTATTTTTCGTGTATCAAAGGGGTTGTTTTAAGCATTAAAATAATCCCTGTGTATGACAGGGATTTTACGGTGTGCAGGGTTTAAATTATGTGTGCTTGCTTTTTGTAAATACTAATGTGTTTTTTAATTGATTTTGAAGCTTCATTGCACCCTAAAACTTTTGAGAGTTTTGAGGGATTAAAACTTTGTTCTAAATATCTTAAAGCAAAAGTATTCTGCAAAACATCAAAATTAATATTGGCTATTCCCGATTTCATTAACATACGCTTAAAGAGTTTGTTGTAATTGCCGGGGTCAACAAATCCACCGTTCCGGCTTGCGACTACAACATCAGGGTTGTCGAATAAATTATTTTGTCTGCTCATATATGTCTCAATTTCCGTAAAGAAATTAACCGGCAGGTCGTTCTCATTGATTATGCGTTCTGCTTTGGATGCAGAAATCTTTAAAACGGATTTTGTTTCGGAATTATCGGATATGTCGAAACAGCGGTTTAAAGAATTCCGCACATGAATCTCTTTTTTCAGCATATCAATATTATTCCATTCAAGCGCCAGCAATTCGCCTAATTGTAAGCCCGCTCGCAATGCTATAATAATTCCATATGCGGATATATTATGATATGTTTTGCATACGGCAATTAATCTGCCTTCTTCATCCGGGGTCAATGCAGCAGCCTCTTTTTTTACGATATCGTTTATTAATACGTTTGAAACATAGTTTCCTGCGATTAGTTTGTTTTCAACGGCTTTTTTCATAGCGGCGGAAAGCATAAACTTCATATTCTCCATGCTTTTAGGCGACATCCCCCCCGGCTTGCCATCCAGCCTTCCGTTTATGGATTTTTTGTTAAAAAACTCATGGAATACCTGTGGATTTAAAGCACAGAGTTTAATGACGCCTATATCCGGTATTATATGTCTGTTTATATAAACCTCATAACCCGTATATGTTGACACGCTTTTATAAGGTTTTACATACGAAATAAGCCACTCGTTGAGCCATTCGCCAAGCAATATATCCGAAAGAATTACATTTGATGTCTCGGAGATTTCCAAAAATAATGGCCCGTTTATTTCGTTTAGTACGTCCTGTCGTTTCGTAATAGCGTCTTTTTCCGTTTTACCGTATACCATTTTACGCTTACCGTTTTGTTTATAGACTGCTACCCAACGTCTGTCTTTTCGTTGAAAAACGCTTCCCGCAACTGCTGTCATATAATCATCTCCCGTGTGTATCCTTTACAATGTTTATTACGAAAGATGTTTTTTATATTACAAAATATCGCAGGGGTTTTCGTTAGCAAATTAAGCCATAAATCGGGATATAACTCGAATTTTTTAGATAATATCAAAAATATAATCCGTTTCCAGCCCAAGTTGCATCAGCATAATGTCTTCCGTTTTACTCGCGTCTTCCATTATCATTTCTCTAGTCTCGTTTAACAGATCATTTGCCTCTTGCTCAGTCATACCGTCTCTTCGCATTAATATTTCGACTATTTTGTTCATATTCGTTCACCTCCCATTTTGTTACACTGCTTTAAGAACAATGCCGTTATCTTGAACTCGGTTTATTGCTTCTCCCGAAAAGCAGTATCCGACAAACGTCCATGTAGTGCTTCCATTCATTTTAGTAAAAGTAGTGTAAGTAGGATGATTATCGCCTAAACCATCCGGTATATGACGGAATGCCTCTCCTGCCTGCATATATCCGCGCATAACTCTGTGTGGTGGAACACAATCCCGTTGTTCCTCCACAAGCGCATCATCAACCTTATCGCCAACAGCAAGAAAATCAAATAGGCTGAGACCGCTACCATTCCATGCGTCGAAGGTTTTTAATAAACCGCTATACTTAATTCCGCTACGGCCTTCGCGCAAAGTTTTCAATACTGTTGCGTCGGTTGTTTTACCGAGCCGTAAATCGTCACCATCACCGCAGGGGTGTGTTTTTATTCCATTAAGAAAACGATTGACATTAACTACGCATGTGGTTATATACTCGCCGGATTGCGACCTTATATCAAACTCAACGCTTTCCGCGCCGCTTGGGGTTCCCCGTATATAGTTAAAATTTTCGTACATTCTCCATACCACCCTCGTTTTATCAGCTATTATTTATTAACTGCGCCTCGCAAAAGTTACGGATTAGCTCCTCTGTTGCGCGGTATGTGGACATATCCGCTGAATCGCTTTTTAATGCCCATTCCGTGATTGAGTCAAAGAAAGCTTCGTTCATGGTCAGCCGATATATTATTCTTAATAACCGCAAATCATCTTTCAGATGAAAATAATTACTTATCTCGTCTGTCAAAAAATTTGAAATCTCTTGAATGATGCCGGCTTCACATATCTTGTTCAGCAATTTATCCACACCCTTGCGGCGCATTTCGCCTTCGAAAATATAGCGTTCGTAATTTATTCCGTTGATAATAACTTCATAAAGCTTTTTACCGACAGGCATTTTTTCAGGAAAAATTGGCTTTTCAAGCGTCTGGTGCTTTATATACTCGCTGATAAACCAAATACCGTTATCGTCCGCATGTGAAATAACTGCTTCAAACGGCAGCAAAAGCGAAATTAAGCTGCATGACAAGCCTTGGTTTAATGCGCTGATAAAACCGTCTTCAAGAACATTCTTTTCTTTTTCGTCTTCATTCGCTTCCACAATAGCATAAAGCATTTCCAATTCCATTTTTGAAATCGGTTCACTGGAAATAATAGTAATTTCCCAGTTGTAGAAATCAGAACGCTCTACTTCTATGGTTATTTCACGCTCAAGCAGTCTCGTCATCAGCTCGCTTGCTATATCGTCTATATCATTCCAATAAAGGTGAATGGCTTGACGGGGGATGCCGATATAGCGAAATTCTTTTATATGTTCAGGCTTTTTCATTATGCATTACCTCCGGGATTTTAAATTTGAGTTAACCTTTCCGTTATCAAATTAAGAAGGTCGTTTAGGTCATCTTTGTAAAAAATCATAAGTGTGCCTCCTATTCAATGCGTAAACATAAATTTCGAATGGGATATTCAGGATAATTTCTAATATCGCTTTTGAACGTTTCGGGAAAAAGTACTTCCGTTTTAAGTTTTACATGTTGATTATCTGATAGAAACTCAATGCTGATAATCCGCTCTTGGTGCATTATGTTTGCGTTTGGAAATAGAATTATTCTTGTCATGTTTCCTCCATTCAATAAAAATGCCGCAGGTATGAAAAAAGCTCTGCGGCATTTTTTTGTTGTTTTTTTTCGACTTTCTTTTTTTCGCCCTTTGTGCTTTCAATTCGGTCAAGATACTCTAAATACCCCTCATCTGACAGCTTTTTAAACGAATCGATTTTCAGCGAAAAAATTATATCCATTCCTTGGTATCTATTATTAGCGTTACCACTTATTTTCTCGCCCTTTGCCCCGATAAGATGAAAGCATATTCGTTTATCGTCTTTGCTCTCTATCATGTAGGTGCCGGTTAAACCATAAATTCTATTGGTAAAATAGATAGCTTTGACGATTTTGATATATTGGCTGTTTTCATTGCCCGGTGTAAACGTATACACTTTTTCACTTGCCGTTACACCGTTCAGGTATGCTCTAACATCGGCACTCGCTTGTTTTAGCTGCCCCTTTTCTACAACTTCAACGCTCATGTCTTTGTTTTTTGCAAGCGCACGTTTGTTCAAAAAGAAAATATTGTATTTCGCATTTGACAATTCGCCCGTTATCAAGACTTTGCGTAAACAAAAATCATCTGTCACGTATTCGGCTTCGACAACATAAATACCGTTATCGTTCTTGGTTTTACATCCGGTAATCTTGATGAATACGCCTACTGTGATTGTTTTCCCGTTTATTTCCATAAGTCGGTTTCCCCCTTTTAAAATATATAAGGGCATCATACAGCCGCTCTTATCACTGTTCCTATGCGTATGAAGTAAAATGTGCAGGCTTTCCGCCCCATGGACGGGCACTGCTGATGCTTGTTATACTGATTGTTGGTGTATCGCTGTAATATTTGATTTTTCGCCTGAACGATGCACCGATGAACATGTCTTTTATAGGTTCAACCGTTCCGGTAAAGTTTGGTCCCGACAAGCGGAATATCCATTGCAATCAAGAACCGCTCAAATGTCGTGTTCCGGCTTTGTTCAATGGCTTCTATCATTTTATTATATGATTTCACGCCAAAGCCTTTCATTGCAATGATTTCATCCTTGTGTTCGCTCAACTTGTATATATCTGTGAATGTGACCAGCCAGCCCCTATCATAAAACTTTTCTAGGGTGGACTCTGACAAACCAACGATGTTCATAGCCTTTTCTGCGGTGAAATGGACGAATTTCCGCACGTTTATTCCAGAACAGAAATGGTTCTCACACATCAGGTTAATTGACTTCACTACCGTTGGCTGACCGCATGACGGGCAGCTTTCCGGTAATTTCATGATTACACCGTTCATATCCAAGTTTTCTTCGATATGGGGAATAATTGAGCCTCGCTTGCTTATTAATAGCCGGTCACCGATATTTATTTGATGGTCGCTGATGAATGCTAAATTATGCAAAGTGGCGTTCGAAACATCGCAGCCGTCTATTGCGACTGTGTCGAGGTTAGCGACCGGCGCGATGATACCAAACCTTGTCGTGTTCCATTCGACGGAGCAAAGTACAGTTTCGAATGTGTCATCATGAAATTTAAAAGCTATACCATCCTTATAAGAGCGGTTGGTTCTCCCACATGATTTGGAGTATTCGATATCATTGAATGTAGTGACAATTCCGTCGATGGGTATGCTATTTTCAGAAGCGGTTCTTTGAAGATGATTGATAGCCGCTTCAAAAACTTCATACGACGGCTCATCTACCTTAAACGTCAGGCACTTCGCGAAACCAAATTGCTGAAGGCGCAAAAGCTTATGGAATTTGCTGTTGACCATAACGGTTTCCTCGTCAAGCCCTTCTAAAACATTAAAAGGGGTAAACCTTATCCTGCGCTGGATACAAGTAGCTGGGTCAAATAAGCGAATGGAACCCGAGGCAAGGTTCCGGGTTGCGTTTTTGTACGGTTCGCCGGAACTATCAAGAAGGGTTTCTTTTAAATATTCAAAATCGGAATTTAGAATATATCCTTCCCCAGTCACCACGAGCCTGCTATGATATGGGATTTTGACAGGCACACCCGATATGGCGGCAATGTTGTGAGTTACCAATTCGCCTTCATCTCCGTTGCCACGGGTAGACGCGCTTTGCAAGCTGCCATCTTCATATGTGAGCTTTAACGTAAGCCCGTCAAGCTTGTGCATTAAAAGCATAACCCTTCCGTCGGCGAACTTAAGCAAGTCGTCAACGCTTTTTGTTTTTTCCAATGATAAGAGCGGTATTTCGTGCCGGGTCTTTTCCAAGCTGCTTATAGGGTCATAACCGACTGTTTGCGTAGGAGAGTTGGAAAATATTATTCCTGTTGCCTTTTCCAATTCCCCAAGTTCATCAACTAAACCGTCATAAACATCATCTGATACAGTTGGAGCGTTAAGGTTATAATATTCATGCCGGTATTGATTAAGCTGTGCTACTAAGTTCTTTACATTTGTTGCTGATTCTGACAAGCCGTTTCACCTCAGTTCTGTTTATTTTTTTACTGACGTATAGCTCAAATTACTTACATGCACATCACCTCCTATGAAAAATAAAAGAGATGCCTTTTCAGCATCTTTCCGCTTCAATCCATCTGTCCGTCGTCATATGTTAATTCCTCACACCCGGCGGCAACAAGCATATCCCAAATGAATTTCCTCCCTCTTTGTGAATAATGAAAATTACTTTTCCTCGCATCGCAATTGTTATAACGGTTTTATTGCGATAACGAGGTTTTCGGGATTTTTATTGATGCCATTGTATAGTGTGCATACACCGTCATTGAATTCCCAAAAAGCCGCTTTGCCCCAATCAAGAAACGACCCTTTTCCGCCGTTGGCTTTAGTTGTTTTGCTGTCCGGTTCGGAGGGAATGGCGGAGTAAAAACCCACGGTGTTCGCATAATTTACCCTGCGCCGTTCTCCTACGACTTCCGGGCGGCAATGTGCAACGACATCAAATTCTGCTCCTTCCGTTAATTTCTTTTTTAGCTGTGATAAATTGGCAATCATTTTTAGCTCCTTTTAAAAATAGTGAGTTTATTGCAGTTTGGAAGTTTAAATTTTTGCTTGAAATAAATAAAACAACATCCTATTTTCAATAAAATGCTGTCCTATTGCTTTCCTGTATTTATATTTGTTTGACAATAAAATGTTTTTTTATTTTTTGCTTAAGGCTTTCTGAAAAAGCCGCCGGCAATATTAATAACAGTTAAGAGTAAATTTATTTTATATTGCTAAAATTAAAATTCCGGAATATATGATTTAACGTGATTTCAATTGTTTTATAACGATTTCCTGCCAAAAAAAGAGCAGTTATTCGATAACCTGCTCTTCTTTCGCTCACAATGAGACAATGCCTTAATAAATTTTCGGCACTTTACTTTATTTATGCTGATTTTAAAATTATCAATTTATCCGTGTGATACATGGCAATTCGGACTTTTTCTTTCCAGCCCATCTTCTTTCTGACTTCAGCAGGCAAAGATATCATACCGGTGTCATTAATGTGGCTGACGGCGCAAGCAGTCCCTGCGTCACCCTCTGCTCGGTGTATGACGACTATTGTGTCTATGCACGTTAAGAAAATATTACTCCCGGCTTCTATATTCAATGCGATTTCACAGGGCGATAGAGAAACAAAAAGCGCGTCATGCTCTATACCATCATCGAGGTCAAGAGAATAATGAGCTTTGTTCTAAAACATGCGGCGTATGTAATTGCGCTCCAATCGTTCAGATTCGTGTAGCACAGCCGCCACATCATCAGGAACATCAACGGTACAGTCTTTATAAAACGGGTAAAAATTCCGCAAATTTATCTCTGCCATGTAATGACCTCCATTCATCAATTTTGAGTATGCTGATGAATGGAGCAAGGCGGGGAACGGCAACCAGGGTTGCCATATTTCAAGAATCCGGCGCAGACTTCGGGCCAAGTTGACCCGAAGTGGCGAAACCATATTTTGTTAGCAGGCTAAATCAGGCCGCTACTGTTACTTGGCGGCCTGATGCACTTTTGTATAATGCGTGTAAAATAAAACATGGCGGCATCCTCCTAATGCCGCCATTTACCGAAAAAAGGGTGCAAAAAATCACACCCTCCGAAACCTAATTTTTTAAAAAGGGAACGGCGGCTTTGACTTTTTGAAATATTTTCAAAATTGCTGTAGGGTGCGTAAAATACATTCATTAACGCTCTAGTTTCTTAATAAGCTGGAACTACAGAAAATGCTATCAATTGAAGATCGTCAATAGGAATTTCTGATATAACATCAAACAGATAACCTCCTTGATGCCATACTATAGTGTTGGTTTTATAAGTAGCTACCGCTTCAAATATATAGTAATCAACTCCGTCTACAGTCAACACATATTCATCAATATCTTCATTGTCGGTGCTGATCGACCTTGCCTCGTAAAGTCCATATGCGAACAAGATTATGTTTCCATCTGTATTCTCGTAAATGATTTGTGTCATATCTCCAAGTTCGAAAACAGTAATTTCATAATAACCATCAGGCAAATATTGTGGCCTCCAATCCTTTTGCTCTATATCTGTGCCATTATTGTCATTTTGAAAAAACTTTGTGAACCCGTCAAACCAAGCTGCTATCGTGTTCCGGACGGTTGCTCGAACAGCAGGGCTGAATGTAAGTAAAACACTAAAGAAGACAGCTAAAACAACAGCGGTCGAAATGGCTATCCGTCTTGTCCAACGCAATGTCACTTTTATTTTATCTAAACGCCGGACCAAACGAAACATCTTTTTCATTCGACTAACATGTCGTTCTGAAACCGGATACATCTTTATCAATTCTTCACGCGATGGAAGTGCGGCCACCATATCTTCGAAACTCTTTTTAACCGCAAGAGCAAATATTTCCTCAAAGTCGTCATTTGTCATCGTTGTTTCGCTCATAACATATCACCTTCCTTTCGTATCAAATCACGCACTTTCTTTTTTGCTCTTGCAATCCGCACCTCAACCGTTTTTATCGCCATATTAAGATTTTCTCCGATTTCTTTATAGGACATATTATGTAAATATCTCATATACAGAATTTGTTTGCTTGTCTCATCAATTTGCTCAATATACTTTCCCATCTCTTCAATTGAAATACGTTTTAAAACTAATTCCTCAACTTCTTGCTCATCATCGCTAATACTCACGAAAAGTTCGTCATTTATCGGATCGGTCTTCACCTTCGTTTCCTTACGCAGGATATCAATTGCTTTATATCGGGTCATTGTCAAAATCAGGTTGCGGAAATCATTGATTGGCAGGGCCAAATATTTATCACGCTTATCTATAATCCCGAGGAAAGCTTCATGAACAGCATCTTCTGCAAGATTACTATTACTTAAAATCTTGTTCGCAAATCGTAAGCAGTCAGGATAATATTTGTCATATCGCTCCTCAAACAAGTTCCGTTGCTCATCATTGTCCAAAATTGACATATAAAATATCAACAATGCATATCTCACCACCAGTAGCCATTTTAGCATCTTGATTATAAACCAGTACAAGCGCGATTTCAAGGTTTAATCTTCAATGCCCTACAAAACGCTGTCGATAGCCCGGCGGTTATTTTTTGTTCAGTATATTTATTGTAAACTTGTGCCTCAGATGCATAATATACCATTCCATGTCGATGCCTAATGCCGAGAGAACGCAACAAAAACCCTATAAATGCTTTTGCGAAGACGTAAAGGAAGCGTTCTTGAGATTACAGAGGAGGCTTGCTGAGGTTTTATCCACTGATCCACGATATCTAGTAAACATAGAAAATAGTGGCACACTACCAAGTTTGTTCGTTTTCGTGATAGAATATACTTATGCAAAGTGCCAGCTGAGTATATTTTTATCCGGAAGCATCAAACTCACGTAAGAGTAAGGAGCGCTTCGCTCCAGTCATATGCTTCCCATAACTGCGTTTTTCATCTATAGATATAAGTTTTGAAATTCTAGGCAATATTTATTACCAGTTCCACCGGGCAATGGTCTGAACCTATAACCTCATCGCGGATTATCACATCCTTTATTTTATGTGTAAGCGTATCGTCAACAAAAATATAATCAATGCGCCATCCGCGCCCTTCTCTACGTTTGTTAAGCTAGCTCGACCACCATGTATACGCGCCTTCTTTGTTGGGGTACAAGTGGTGGTACGCGTCGGCAAAGCCGCTTTCTATCAATGAATCCAGTCCACAGCGTCCTTCTTCCGTAAAGCCGCTTGGATTTTCTTCATTCCTTAAATTTTCGGGGAAAATGTCTATGTACTTGTGCGCTACGTTAAAATCCCCGCCGATGATAACCGGCTTATCATCAGGCAATCGTGTCACGTATTGTAAAAATGCTTCATCGCACTCCAGACGGGCATTTCGCCGCTCTATTCCGCGCTGTGAGTTCGGCACATATACGTTAATAACATAAACTTTGAGTATTTCAACGTAATCATACGCCCTTCACGGTCAAGTGGCGGTACGCCAAGCCCGTGGGTTATGCTGACAGGCTGCTTCTTAAACAGGCACAATGTACCCGAATACCCCTTGCGTTCGGCAAAATTCCAGTCGGCGGTATATTTCAATTATCCGATTTCCGGCAACGGGTTAGAAGCCTTTGTTTCTTGAAGTAAAATTATGTCTGCTCCGCTGTTTTCGGCATACGAAGTAAAGCCTTTGCGGATACAAGCACCATGTCCGTTTACATTCCATGATACGATTTTCATGTGTACCTCCGTCAATGGCGTAAACGGCAATATTACACTTTTATCGCCAAGCGGATTTCATTTTTGCGGCAATGCGATTTTTTCGTTCTATATCGCCAAGTAATGAAATATCGCCGTTTATGTAAATTTCTATGGTTACACCCTCTGTTGCGCCACTAGGCAGCAGTGACTTGTCAACCTCAATGCGTTTTCCAGAATCATCTTCGCAAATGGCTATGTTACCCTCAATTCTATCAATAACATAAATCATATAATCATTTATCCTCCGTCACGGTTTTCACCTTTGGCAAGGTACAAACCCATCGTCCACGGCTGTTTCGCGTGATATGAAATATACTCTGTTTCTTTCAGCAGGCAGGGTTGAGCAGCTTGGCAGATGGAATATTCGGTAGTTCACATTGCCTACATACTGTTCGTGTGCTTGCTCCAAAGCGGTAGCTAAAGCGTTTGGTACGGTGTAAACATCTAATGTTTGCCCGTTAGTCGTTATAATTATGGTTCCATGTATATCTGTGCGGTAGGCTTCCGCTCCGATAACGTCTAATCTGTCAATGACTGCATCAGACGGATGTTTATATTGATTGCTGCCGCCAACCGCTATTATAGCGATTTGGGGCATTACAGCCGAAAGAAATTCCTCTGTTGTGGATGTTGCGCTGCCGTGATGACCGATTTTGATTACACAAGCAGAAACATCCAAACCGGAATCTAAAATATCACTCTCCGCTTCCCATTCCGCATCTCCCATGAACAGGAATGTAATATCATCATACTCTATTTTAATCACAATAGAGTTATTATTCAAGTTGTTTGTATATGTTCTGTGCGGAGAGATAACCGTTGCCATAATACAGCCGTGGGTGAATATGCTCCCCGGCGATGGCGAATGGACGGTCAAATCATTTTCTATAATGGCATCCAATGTGTTCTCGAAAGTTCGTGTGTTGTGTTGTATGTAAGGCATAAAAATTTCGCCAATTTCAAATTTTCTGATTATCGCCGCCATGCCGCCTATATGGTCGCTGTGGGGATGTGTGCCAACGAGTATATCTATCCTTGAAAACCCAAGATTTTCAATGTATTCAATCAGCATATCGGCATATTGACGCTCCCCAGTGTCAATCAGCGTAATAATACCATCGTAGACAATTATTATTGCGTCGCCTTGTCCAACATCAAGGAAATGGACGGTCAGTTCCGGCTTTTCGGTATAACATCCGTCATTTTCATCCGCGCCGATACCAACATTGCAAGAATTTTCGTTAGCAAGCGTCAAACCGTCAAGCGTAAATCCGCTTAACATTACCGCAAGCATTACACACACAAGCAATAACACTGTTTAAACTGCCCGCGCTTTTGAAATGTTAAAAAAATAAATCATAGTTTCAACTCACCTATAGCTTGTATTATGCTATCAGCATATATATGAGCTAATAGCATTAATATTACTATAATTCAAAATAAAGCCAATAGCAATAATAACAAGCCATAAGAGTTTTATGAAAATCACATTCATATAATGTCTTATATGTATAAAAGGTTGTTGCATGGCTAATATGCAAGGTTTTCCAAGCGTAAAAGCTATGTGTACAGCCTTTTGTAGGCATCAATCCTCTCTTTGCCAATTACTGACCATACAATCATTATACTGGCTATATAGCCAGTAGTCAACAGTCCATGTGCGTCTGTAAGATATAGATAAAAAGGATAATTAGACATGGAAGGCATTTCAAAGGTACTTATAGAAGATGGATATTATCATTTCAAACTCGGACAACTACTAAAGGACAGGAATATCAGCATCAATAAATTGATGCGTGACACCAACACCGATTTCAAGGTAATAAAAAGACTGATGAACGGCACTATGGTAAGGATTGACATTATTGTTCTTGCTCGTTTTTGTAATTATTTGAATTGTGGCATCAATGATATTGTTGAGTACGTTGGAAGTGGTTTTAATAATTGATTTTCGTGCCGGGAAATACCGACGACACCGACAGCAATGCAGTGTCAAGGCAGTCCCGACAGAATTAATGTTTTAAGTTTCATCGCTACCGTTTGTAAGGTTATTATCAACAAAAATGAATTTATCCACAACATAAGCCGAAAAAACGCCGTTGAACATTCGGGTTGTAAACAAGAAATGCTTGACCTTATGCAATGTAGCGGTGTAAACTGTTAGCAATGAATTATCGGAGGGACTACTCTTGTTATTTACCGACATTATGGACGAAGGCGTTGCCCTATCGGACAATCCAATTAAAGTTGGAAATATGAAAAAAAACTACCCGGACTTTTTGATTTTAAACAAAACTATTGTCCTAACCGAAAATTGCAAGGTCAATCCCGCTAAACTTGAGCCAAACTGCGCGTATATTTATGGCTTGAACCTTTACATGACTGATGTAAAAGGCACAATAGCCTTCATAGATTGCGATTTGACGCTTACAGAGAATCCTGCGGCAATCAAGGCAAAACACCCCGTATATAAACAAGTTGGCGGCAAGAAAGCCGTAAAAGCCGGTATGGACGCGGGGCATTTCGGTGTGCAGTTGGGTCAGCACCCAAGCATAGCCGTTGAGCAAGACCCCTATATGAACCGCTACGGCATGTGGCGAAAGTTTGAGATTTCTTGGGCTAAACTCCTTCGAGAAGGGCATAGCGTCAATGTTAAGGCCGTGTTTACTGACGGAGAAGAAGGTACATATTCTGATTTTTGGTGTGTGCGTGAAACTATTGACGATGACGAAATAAACGAGTTTGTACTGACAAACGATGACGGGCAGTAGAGAGTAGAAATTAAAAAGGAAATTTGGAAGATGACGTCAATTAAACTGCATTTTTGGACATTGATTTTTGCATTATGGGCTATAATAGTTTCCTTGATAAATCCTCTATTGAGGGATTTATTAGGCATGGAGGGTATTTACAGCCAAGTAATGATGATATTATTAACATTTGTGCCTTTGTGTACTCTATATCCTTTAGTTCACAAAAACCTGCCTGTAAAGCCATATTCCTTTAAACCTTTATCTGTTCATGACCTAATATGGACTATTGTGTTGAGTGTGGCAACATGGGTTTTTATAACATTTTTGTATTTATTGCCGTGGGTTTCTTCTGAGTTGATTAATAGCTTACCATCATACCCTATATGGCAAAGTATTTTAGTGTCCGGTATACTTATAGCTGTTTTTGATGAACTTTTCTTCCGTGGAGTATCGTATAGTTATTATATAAGCAACGGCGTGACCGTCCGGCACACAGCTATAATAACAAGTGTAGTTTCTATGGTGATACATAACGGAAATCCTCCGCTAATTTTGTTCGCAATGTTGATATGGCGAGTAATTTGGATTTATATGATACATTGGACAAAATCCATTTTCCCTGCAATTATAATGCATGTTACTATAAACACAGGCGCCATTGTGTTTTTTAATCAGATTATATCTGATGAAAACCAAGAGATGATTTTCATTGTTATGGGTATACTTTCATTACTTGCTCTTGTAATCATTTATTTTGGATTAAAGAGTATGAAGGCAAGGCACGATAAAAACTACCTTAATGACCAATTGGTATTTCCACAAAAGTCATTTAGTCAAGCCTTCAACTGGCTATTTTGGGTGTTTGTTGCCTTACTGTTGTTTATGCAATTTATGACGTAAAATTTTCTAATTTGTTAATTTTGAATTAGGAGTCTTAGTAAATTAGTAAACTTAATTATTACCTACACCCCCGCCTTAAACGCTTCCCAATCCCTAACAGGCAAATTGCCGAAAACAACGCCGCTCTCTAATGCTTCAAAATGCCGTTCACCGCAACGGATTTTCTGCCGCTGTGATGTTACCAATTCATCCAACCCAAGCTGGCCGCCGACACCTTTTGTTTCCAACACAAAATACAGCTTCTCCGCACCGTCTTTATCCATATAGACAGCCCAATCGGGATTATATGTGCCTATGGGCGTTTCTATCTTAAACTTGGCGGGAATCTTGAAGAACATTTTAACGTCCGGGTCACTGTCGAGCGCAACAGCGAAAGGCCGCTCCACCGTAGAACTGTCGTAAATCACATGGTCGAAAAGGCTACGCTCCACAGCCACGGCGTTTTTATCGAGATAAGCTATCAATTCCTCATTGTCAAAAATCTCTTGTAAATAATATTCCTCACTGTCAAGCCGCATGTACCGTATACCGTCAATCTCCAATGTTCCTTGAATACTTTTAACCGCTTCAACAAACAATTCGGTCATACGCTGCGGATTGTTCAGAAAATCGGTAATCCTACCGCTATCCCTAAGAATCTCCACCGCCGAGCGACGCGACAAGAAACAGGCATCGTCCACGGCGCGCAGGAAGTCCGGCAATAAATGAGCGTCGGTTTCAGCTTCTTGAAACCGCACAAATTCGCCGCTCGTTGCAACACCGCTGTGCGCCACGTTAACCCGTGCCGTCCTAGTAACCACTTGCGCTTTTGGCACAGCTTCCATTTTGGATAGAATCTCTATGGCACGATTTTTAAGAGTGTCTTCATTCAAAGTTACGCGATAACTTGTGCGCCCTTTGATTTTATCCCATAATTCAAGGAACTCCGGTGACATCAGCAATTGCTTTTTCAACCGCACACGCACTTCTTTGGAAGCGTCATGCACGGGCGGCTTCGTGTTCGCCTTGGCAATCACTGTTTCAAACTTTACTCGCGCCGCTTCAAACCGTTCGGGCAGATTCAACGTCCCGTTGGCAAGAGCGGATTTCATCGTGTCTTTTATCGCGCCCGTTTTTGTCACATACCCCTGTTTTTCAAAGTGGGTCATAACCTCCGTCGCGTCCTCGTAGCTGACTGCCTTTTCTACTTGCCGCGTTTCTGTATATGTGGTTTGCAT